CTAAATACCGCAATCGGTGAGACATCGCCTCGCGTGGTCGAAATGAACACTCGACTAACAAGCGCCGAAGAAATTGCTAATGAACTTGGCAAGACAATCCGTAACGTGGGCAGCCGCTTCGCAGAACTCTTTGCTATTTTCGATACCGCTACGGGTGGTCAAGGTTCAGCCGTTGCTGGACTAGAAAAGGCGCTCAAAGCGCTTAACGCTGTCGCTCAAGCAACCGCTAAGGTTCTTGAAGTTATCAACGTAACCATTCAGGGCATCGTAGACGGATTCCGCGACATAGTCCGATTTGGTAGCCAAGCAAAACAATTCCTTAGCAACATCAACCCATTTGGAGCGCGCCAATCATCATTTGACGTTCCAACCATGAGCGCCCCAAGTACATCCAGCCTGGGTAGCGGCTCGGCCAACTACATCACAGTAAATGGCGCAATAGATCCTGAAGGCACAGCTCGTACAATTATTAACGTACTTAACAACAGTCAAAGCCGAGGCACACTCGGAGCAGGAGCGCTGGCGTTCTAATGGCTGCCTTCACGCCTCAATGGAAAGTCACTATAAACTCGGTAGATTACACCGATGTAACTTTGGCTAATTTAACCATCACTTCAGGCCGTACCGACATTTACCGCCAGCCGGTCGCCGGATATTGCCAAGTAGAACTGATAAACCTAGACCTAAGCGCTGTGGTTACTGAGATAAATCAAGGCATCACCATTAGCGTTAAAGATTCCAATAATACCTACCAGCCGATATTTGGTGGATTTATCTCGGACATTGTCCAGGAAGTTAGGGATTTAGGTAACGTCGCTCAGGTTCAGGTCATAACAATTACCGCGCTAGGAGCCCTTTCAAGGCTTCCTAAAGCCACTACAGACGGCGTTCTATCCCAGGATTACGAAGGTAATCAGATTTACACGCTGCTCTCTGGCGTACTATTCCAGACCTGGGCGCAAGCGCCAGCCACGACTACATGGGCAACTTACACGCCTACCGAAACATGGGAAGATGCGCTGAATACCGGACTAGGCGACATAGATCAGCCTGGCGATTACGAAATGATTTCGCGCTCAGCTTCCCCGACTGATGTCTATACCTTAGCTGGTGATATTGCTCAAAGTGGCCTCGGTTATCTTTTCGAGGATGCTGAAGGCCGAATTGGTTACGCAGATTCTACCCATCGAGCGCAATACCTTTCGACAAATGGTTATGTAGAACTATCCGCTAATGACGCAATAGGTCGAGGCATCAGGCTTTATACAAAGGGTGGCGATGTCCGAAACTATGTAACGATATTTTCTGGCAACAATTTTAGCGATGAGAGCGTGGATTCCGACCCTGCGTCTATTGCTCAATATGGCACACTCAGCCAGACAATTAACACTTACTTGAAGAATAAGGCTGACGCGGAAGCACAAGCAGACCAATACATTCAGCTACGCGCTTACCCTCGCCCTGGCTTAGATGCGATTACTTTCCCTCTCGTTAATGGCAACATGAGCAACGCAGACCGAGATGCGCTCATTAACGTATTTATCGGAATGCCTGTAGATCTTCTCGACTTGCCAGCGAATATGAACGATGGCCAATTTCAGGGATTCGTGGAAGGTTGGACTTTCCGCGCAGGATATAACACCCTTGACCTAACGATTTTACTTAGCCCACTCTCATTCTCGCTTCAGGCGTTCCGTTGGAACTCTGTGCCTAATACTGAGACGTGGCAGACCCTATCCGGTACACTAGACTGGCTAAACGCGACAATAGTCGCCTAAAGGAGAACGAATGGCAACGACAACGAACTTCGGATGGGAAACCCCCGACGATACCGACCTGGTTAAAGATGGCGCAGCTGCGATGCGTACGCTCGGTAATTCGATAGATACGTCATTCGTAGATCTTAAAGGCGGCACTACTGGACAAGTATTGGCCAAAGCCTCTAACACAGATTTAGACTATACCTGGGTGGCGCAGGATGATAGTAACGCCATTCAGAATGCCATTGTTGATGCTAAAGGTGATCTCATCAGCGCAACTGCAGCCGATACACCTGCTCGATTAGCTGTAGGTACAAATGGCCAAGTATTAAGCGCAAATAGTGCGACTGCGACTGGTTTAGAGTGGACAACCATTTCAACATCCCCGACTTTTGTCGGAGCATCCGTATATTCAACAACTGGAACAACTTGCGCTAATAATACCTATACCACCTTACTTTGGGGAAACGAAGATTTCGACACCGATTCATTTCATAGTACTTCAACAAATACTGGCAGAATGACAATTCCAACTGGCAAAGGTGGAAAATATCAGGTAAATGCTTTGGTGAATACAAATGATAATTCCGCCACAGGCGCTCGAAGATTAAGAGTTACCAAAAATGGAAGTAATGTCAAAGAAACATTACAACAAGGTCAAACAGTTTACCCATCCATTCAAGTCAGCTTGATAGTTAATTGTGTAGCTGGAGATTATTTAGAAATCGTTTACATGCAGGAAAGTGGAAGCAGCCAAACTGTAGAAATTGGCGCTTCCTATGGTCATTTCAGCGTTGCTTATTTGGGAGCATAATGTTAATTCAATTTACAAAACCCGAAAATCTTGATGGCGCTATTCTTATTCAAGAATTAGAAAACAACAAAATAAAAATTGACAAAACTACTAGCCCATTTGTTGATGGCGAAAATAATTTTTGGTTAGACATAAATCAAAAAGATGAAGAAAAAGCTAAAGAAATTGTTTCCAATCATGGAAAGCATTTCTAGGCTGACGGGAAACTGCGCAAATGAGCAAATCCCGACTTGGGAAGATTACGACCCCGAAGCTCTCTAAGGCTGCCCAAAAGCTGCGCTCACAGATTAACGCGACTTATCTTAAGCGCGATAAATCAAGTGATGGCTGGATAGGCGACACACGCCATCAAGCCAGGCCGTCGGATCATAACCCCGACGAGACAGGCATGGTTCGCGCTATTGACGTGGACGCAGACCTAACGCCTAAGTACAAAGACGCATCCTGGGATTTAGCCGAAGAATTGCGCCTAGCTGCTAAGGCTGGCGAAAAGCGTATTTCTTATATCATCCATCATGGCAAAATCGCTAGCCCTCGCATGGGCTGGAAGTGGCGCACCTACAAAGGCAACCCACACGCACACCATATTCATATCAGCTTTACACCATCGGGCGATACTGACGGAAAACCATTCCTAGTAGAGAGCCTAAAGAAATGAAACTAGACAGCAAGCAGATTATGATGGGTATAACCGGATTTCTGGTTACCTGGCAAGCAACAAACTTTGATTTAGATTATCGAGCCATTCTCTCTAGCATCGTAGCGATGGGCTTATCAGGCGCGAACGGCAAGAAGAAGGCATGAGCGTAGGCGACTGGATAGCCGTCGTCGCCGTTAGCATCACCGCTTTAGGTGGGATTACAGGCATCGTCCAATTTCTGGTCAAGCATTATCTGGCTGAGCTAAAGCCGAATCATGGAACCTCAATGCGCGATGAGCTGACGGCGCTATCTAAGCGTGTGGACGACATTTACAAGATACTTCTCAACAAGACGCTATCCTAGTATCAGCGTAGGGGGTTCAGCATGGAAGAACAGACACCAAAAGAAGATTTCGTCCTCATGTCCGAACCCTTAACGCCTATGCTGACGATGGCTGTCGAAGCGCAGCGATTACTTCAGGCTTATCTCAAAGCTGGATTCACTCGCAAAGAATCATTTGATTTAGTATTGAATCAAATGCCAGAGTGGACATTCCCAGGGCAGACCATCATCGAAGAAGATGAAGAAGTAGATGATGAAGAAGATGATGATCTATGGGAAGATGTTCCTGACGAAATGGAAGATTACGATTAGACTTGTTATTGTTCCAGATCTCCAGATTCCATATAACCATCCAAAGGCTACCGCTAACGTTATTTTTTTTATTAAGGCAATCAAGCCAGATGCCGTCGCAATCGTTGGAGACGAAGCAGATTTGCCGATGCTCTCAAAATGGGAAGCAAACAGTCGAGGCGAGTATTCCGTCAAATTACAGTCAGACCTTGACGCAACTCGTAGCGTTCTCGCGTCTATTCGGAAAGCTCTAGGCGACGATAAAAAGATTCACCTTGTTAGATCCAATCACACAGACCGATTCGACCGATACATTGAGCGTAACGCCCCAGCGCTGGCTACCCTCAAAGGCTTAAAGTACACCGAGCTAATCGGCATCAAAGATTTAGGAATTACCTGGCACGAGCAACCTGGGCTAATAGCGCCTAATACAATCCTGGCTCATGGCGACGAAGCGAACCTGGTTCAATACGCCGGAGGCACAGCGGCCAAACTGGTCGAGCGAATGGGCAAAAACGTAGTCTGCGGACATACTCACAGACAGGGCATTATATGGCGCTCCACAGGCCTCAGGGGGCGATTACAGCCATTATTCGGATTTGAGGCAGGACACCTCATGGCAGTACGCAAAGCGGCCTACACACGGCCTCTAAACGCTCCTAATTGGCAGATGGGATTCGGCATGCTGGAAGTGTCAGGAAACCTGGTTAATCCTATTTCTATCATCATGCGGCCTGATGGCTCATTTACCTGGGATAAAAAAACCTGGGGCTAAACACTTGACTTGCCCCCATCCTGTGTGAAACCCTGTGGGTAACGGATTTCGCAAGGGAATCCAGACAGGGGCAAATAATGGTAGATCTAGATATGAATACTGGGCAGATTATCTTCTGTCTTATCTTCGGTGGGTTAGCGTTCTTAGCTGGCGCACTATGGGGCTACACTTCCGGCCATGATGACGCGACGCGTAGTTATTACTCAAACGATTATAAAAATGAATCAGCCAAAAACTAACGACTACGACGACGTATCTTGGGAATACGCGGAATGTCGTGGAGCAAACACGGAAATCTTCTACGCTAATCGCGATGAACTTGCTGAGCAAGGATTAAATATGCGCAGCGTTCGGGCGATGTGTGGTCGCTGTGTTATTCGACGCGACTGCCTAAGTTATGCGATGGGAAATGAGAAGTACGGAATGTGGGGCGGATTAACCCAAGAAGAACGCACATATGTGCGACATGGCAGATTAACTCATTCGCAAATGCTAGGACTATTACGCGACATGGCTGAGATGAACATAAGCCTGAACTCTATTATCGAGTTTATTGGCGCTCGTAAAAAGTTTATGGACAGGGAAACAAACTATCGGGAAGAAGGATTATGAGTGGGTTCAATATTGAAAATTATGAGACAGTCGATTCGCGTATTGCGAGATTTTGGGAAATGTATCACGGCGGATCTATTATTACAGATTTGTTTAGTGAGTCTAGACCTGATGGTCGCGTGGAATGGATATCTAAAGCAACCATTCGCAAAGAGGCTGATGGCGTTATTGTGGCGACTGGATGGGCTACTGAGTACGAAGGAGCTAACAAATTTGCGCCACACAATGCGCCTGAACTTGCTGAGACTTCGGCGATTGGTCGGGCATTGGCTAATCTCGGGTTCGCTAAAGTTGGAGAACGACCTTCGCGCGAAGAAATGGCTTCCGCACGATCTAAAGAAGCGCCATCTAAGCCGGTGCCACAGGACGACCCATGGGCTAAAGGGATGGAAATAC